AAGGAGCGGTTTATTCGTCAGTGGCTTCATTTCCAGTCCCAGAATAGCGACGGTCAGGTGATCGGCACTAAGCTGGACCAGTGGAACAAGGACAAGCCTGAAGATTTCAATGACCACCAAATGGCTGAATTGCAGATTTTGAAGTTTCAGACCGTCGAGCAGGTTGCGACGGCCACGGATGCCCAGCTTCAGCGTATTGGCATGGGTGCCGCTGGTCTTCGTGAACGCGCTCGTGGGTATCTGACGCAGCGAAATCAGTCTGAAAGCAGCACTGAATTGGCTAAGACCCGCAGCGAACTAGATGAGTTGAAGGCCCAGATGGCATTGCTCATGGCGCAGCGTAAGCCTGGTCGGCCACGCAAGGAAGATGTAGATGTCCAGTACGACGATGCTTCAGTTGGTGCAACAGGTCACCAATGAACTAGGCGTTCCAACACCGACAACGGTTGCGGGAAATACGAACCAAGACGTTACGCAAATCCTAGCGTTGATGAATGCTGGCGGTTACGAACTTCTGCGTAAGGCTGATTGGCGCGAACTAACCATACCGTACAGCTTCTTTACCGAATACACGACCACGACGGGCGACTACACAACTACCGCACTGACCATCACCGGCATCCCGTCCACTGCCGGGTTGGACACTACATATATGGTTGTCGGCACCGGCATCCCGAACGCTACGTTTATCACCAGCGTTGATTCTTCCACGCAGGTCACGATCTCTACCTATTCAACCACTGCCGTGACTGCTGGGACTATCTATTTCCAGAAGGTTAAGTACGCACTGCCCGACGACTACGATAGCATCGTGCCGCGTACCCAGTGGGACAAGAGCAAGCACTGGGAAATGCTTGGGCCGGAGAGCGCCCAGCAGTGGGAATGGCTTCTGAGCGGCTTTATCAGCACCGGCCCGCGTATTCGCTGGCGGTTGCTAGGCGGCTATTTCCAGATTTGGCCCGGCTATTCGTCCAACGAAAACCTTGGCTTTGAGTACCGCAGCAAGGGATGGGCGTTGTCTGCCGCTGGCGTGGTTAAGAACAGCTTCACGGCTGACACAGATACCTGCATCTACCCTGACCGCCTTATGGTCTTGTCCACGAAGCTGAAGTACTTCCAAGCCAAGGGTTTCGACACAACGGCAATCTACCGCGATTATTTGACTGAGTTTGAGACTTCCGTTGGTCAGGACACATCGGCGGCTAACCTGTCGTTCGCACCGCGCCCCGGCTCCGTGCTGATCGGATGGGACAATATCCCGGATAGCGGTTATGGCAATTAGTCCACGCGCTATGGTCCAAGGTAATGCGGCTCAAGTGCAGTCGCTGCCCGCCCCGTTGGGCGGCTGGAACGCGCGTGACAACCTTGCCAACATGGAGCCTACGGACGCGGTAACGCTCATCAATATGTTCCCGACTGTCAGCAGCCTGACCATGCGGGGCGGCTATACCAAGCACGCCACGGGGCTTAGCGGCAAAGCCCAGACCATTATGGTCTACAACGGCGGCGCAACATCAAAGATGTTTGCCGTTACCAGCACGGGCTTTATCTATGATGTGACCACCGCCGGGGCGGTTGGCGCGGCTGTTGTCTCCGGCCTGACCAACGGCATCTGGGAATACGTTAACGTCACCACGGCTGGCGGCAGCTACATCATGGCCGTCAATGGCGTCGATAACTCCCTATTGTTCGACGGCACGAATTGGACCACCCCGGCCATCACGGGCGTGACCGACAACAACCTGTCCAATATCACGCTGTTCAAGAACCGCATCTGGTTTATTGAGAAAAACACGCTGAAAGCCTGGTATTTGCCGACTAGTTCGATTGGGGGCGCGGCCCAATACATCGACATGAGTTCGATTTGCCGCCTCGGTGGCCGCCTAATTGATCTAGACACTTGGACGATTGACGCTGGCTATGGTGTTGATGACAACATTGCCTTTATTACCAGCGAGGGCGAAGTTATCGTCTTCCGTGGCACTGACCCGGCCAGCGCAGCCACATGGTCCCTGATTGGCGTCTGGAACGTAGGTTCGCCCGTCGGGTCGCGCGTCATGCTCAAATATGGCGGCGACCTGCTGGTTCTGACATATGACGGCCTGTTGCCCTTTGCCGCTTCGCTGCAATCCAGCCGCGTTGACCCCCGCGTTGCCCTGTCCGACAAGATACAGGGCGCGATCACGGCGGCCACGACCCAGTACGGCGGCAGCCACGCTGATGTCGGCTGGCAAATTTACGGCACTGCCAAGTACAATGCCGTATGGATCAACGTCCCGGTTGCTGACGGCATGCAGCAGCAATATGTGATGAATACCATCACTAAGTCCTGGTGCCAGTTTATAGGCTGGGCGGCGTATTGCTGGGAAACCCTTGGCGAGGAACCCTATTTTGGCTCGGATGGCTATGTCGGCCATGCTTGGGACGACAATTACACTGACAACACCAGCAACATCACCACCACCACGCTCCAGGCGTTCAACTATTTGGGCGCGCGCGGCGTCAAGAAATACTTCACACGCGCCCGCCCTAGCATCTTCACCAACGGCGATCCGACCATCAACGTGGGCATGAACATTGACTTCGATACGTCCGACACCACGGCCCCCGTGACCTTTACAGGGTCGGCGTACGGCGTTTGGGACGCGGCTTCTAGCACTTGGGATACCGCCCTGTGGGGCGCTGATCTGGGTATCCAGAACACATGGCTTGGCATTACGGGCATTGGCTACTGCGGGGCGGTCCAGATGAAAACGGCCAGCAGCGGTATCCAGATTCAATGGGCTTCGACAGATGTGGTGTATCAGACCGGATGGGCGGGGGTTTGAGCGGTATAGTCAATGGGCGGGCGTATAGTTAGCGGGCCTGAAGTGGGCCATTGGGTAGCAGGTAAAATGAACGGTTCGTTTAGCAGCGCAACGGGAACGGCCATTGGTCTTGAAAGGGACGGAAGCCTTGTTGCTGGCGTGATGTATGAGAACTGGAACCAGCAGTCTATTACTGCCCACATGGCTATCACGGGGCGGCTTACGCGGTCATTTCTTGGCGCGATCTTTCGCTATGCCTTTGAGAAATGCGGCGTTCATAAAGTTATCTTGCCGATCAGCAGCGGCAATGCCAAAAGTAACAAATTCGCCCAAAAGCTGGGTTTTACCGAAGAAGCCCGCATTCGTGACGCTGCCCCTGATGGGGATATTGTAATTTTCTGTCTCGCTAAAAGCGAGTGCAAATACCTTGGTAAGGAGTACGCCTAATGGGTAAGCCATCACCACCGCCAGCACCTGACTATGCTGCCGCAGCGCGGGCGCAAGGCACTGAAAACATTGCCGCTGCGCGCACTCAGGCCAGGCTGAACACGCCTAATACCTATACGCCATACGGCAGCCAGACCGTCAGTTTCGGCTCTCCAACTGTAAATCAGGCTGGCTATGACCAAGCCATGCAGGATTTCAACAACAGGCAGGAGGAGTATGACTCAAGCGGCAATGTCATAGCGGGGACTGCTCCTACCATTGAGCAGTTTACGACGGCTGGCGACTCTGACACGCCGACTATTAGGCAGACGCTAAACCCAGAATCGCAACGGGCCTTAGAAGCCCAGCAGCGCATTGGTAGGGGCCTTTCGGAAACTGCTGAGCAGTATGCGCTGCCGACGCTCCAAAATGCCTTGCAGAACAGGTTTGATCCGTCTGGCTACGACATCCAGACTTCGCTTGGCCCGCAGATGCCGGTCAATTACGGCCCCGCAATGGGCCAGTACGGCATGGCGGGCAGCGTTCCTTCCGGGGCCTTTGGGCAGGCCGGGAGCGTTGGGGCTGGTCAGTATGGCATGGCGCAGGGGATTGATGCCGGTGCCTACGGGCAGGCTCAGGGCGTCAATGCGGGCCAGTTCGGCGGCCTAAAGACTGGCGCAGATATGTCTGGCGTTGCGGCCATGCCGGTCAATGCCGGTATGACAGGCCAGCAGGCCATTATGGCCCGCCTCCAGCCCCAGCTCGCCCAGCAGTCTGCGGCTACCGCCCAGCAGCTTGCCAACCAGGGTATCACGCCCGGCTCAGAGGCGTACAATAACGCCATGCGCCAGCAGCAGCAAAGCCAGAACGACCTTCTGAGCCAGGCTGCCTTGCAGGGCATCGGCCTGGACATGAGTGCCAATCAGCAGGGCTACGGTCAGGCTATGGGTCAGGCCGGTATGTACAATGCCGCCTTGGGTCAGGGCTTCGGTCAGGCTGCCCAGGCGCAGCAGATGGGCAATCAGGCCATCGGTCAGAATTTCGGCCAAGGCGTCACTGCCCAGCAGCTTGCTAATCAGGCTATCGGCCAGAACTACGGGCAGGGCATGAGTTCCCAGCAGCTTGCAAACCAAGCTATCGGCCAGAATTACGGCCAAGCCATGAGTTCGCAGGACCAGGCCAACGCCGCCATGGGCCAGAATTATGGTCAGGCCGGGACATCGGCTGGGCTGTATAACCAGGCCGCTGCCCAGCAGTATAACCAGAACCTTGGCGCGGCCCAGTTCGGCAATCAAGCCCAGCAGCAGCGGCTCCAGCAGAACCTTGCCATGCGGAACCAGCCCTTGAATGAAATCATGGGCTTGCTGTCCGGCTCGCAGATCCAGACGCCCCAGTTTCAGGCATATCAGGGCGGCGGTAATATCCAGGCCGCACCTGTCGCGCAGGCTGCGACCAATCAGGGCAATTACGACACGGCGGCGTACAATGCCCGGATGCAGGCGTTGGGCGGGCTGTATGGTGGTATTGGTAGCATTGCGGGTAGCGTTCTGGGCGGCGGATTAGGCGCTGGTGGATTTCTAAATAGATAATTTCGGAGCATTGTAATGGGAACTATCAGCTTCACCAAAGACGACGACTACTCCTCCCGCAAGGCTGCCATTGCCCGCCAGGAGAAGCTGGCCGAAATGCTGTCCCAGATGGGCGCACAGGAGCAGGCCGTATTCACAGCGGGCGGCATTACCGCGCCTATGTCAGGCATGGGGGCTTTGGCTCGCGGGCTGACCAGCTTTGGCGGGTCTTATCTGTCGGGCAAGGCGGAACGCGATGCTGCGGCGCTGGATAAGGCGTCTCGCGCAGAGGCGGCGGCTGCAGGCA